TCAATGTATGGGCTGTCGGTTAGAGCGTAGTAGGCAATGGGCCATGAGGTGCATGCATGAGGCTTCTCTACATTCTGAGTCTTGTTTTGTCACTCTCACTTATGACGATGACCATCTTCCTCATGATGGTTCTGTTCACCCGCATCATTTCGTTAATTTGGTAAAGCGCCTGAGGCACCACCATGAGTTTCGCTATTTCCACTGCGGCGAATATGGCGATGAGTCGAAGAGACCTCATTATCATGCGCTCTTCTTCGGCTGGTGCCCTGACGACCTTATCCATTACTCAAATGGCGCTGCGGGGGAGAAACTCTACATCTCGCCTTATTTGGAACGGATGTGGAAGTTCGGATTCGTAACGGTGGGCGATGTGACCTTTGCCTCGGCCGCCTATGTGGCGCGGTACGCGACCAAGAAGATCACCGGACCGAAGGCTATCGACCACTACTTGAGCTGCAACAGCATCACTGGCGAGATTCATCAGATCCGCCCGGAGTACGTCACGATGTCGCGCCGCCCAGGTATCGGTAAGGGCTGGTATGACAAATTTGGCGCGGAGACGTACCGCGATGATTCGGTGATTGTGAATGAGCGGGAAGTCCAGCCACCTAAGTTCTACGATCGCCTGCTCGAAGGCGAAGATGCCCAAGCATTAAAGGCCATCAAGGCCGCCAGAATTGAAGCGGCCCGTAAATGGGCTAGCAACAATACCGCAGAGCGTCTTGCTGTGCGGGAGACTATCCAGAAGGCGAAAGCCAAACTACTCAAGAGGACACTCTCATGATGCAGATCTATTCCATTTTCGACCGCAAGACTGTTGCCTACATGCAGCCGTTTTTTGCGCTGACGGACGGCGCTGCGTTGCGCACTGTGATGTCGAGCATGGGCGAGGGCTCAATGTTCAAGGCGTACCCCGCGGATTTCGATGTGTTCCGGCTCGGCCGTTTCGATGAGAATAGCGGCGAGATTTCCAGCTCTGTAGATTTTTTGGTCAACGTGGCCAATTTGGTCACCATCAACGAGGAGGTGTGATATGCGGTCGGTAATGACCCATCAGTTTTCGCGTGTTCCTGGCGTTCAGATTCCGCGGTCGAGTTTTGACCGTTCGCATGGACTCAAGACGACGTTTGATGCGGGCTGGCTGATCCCTGTGTTTGTCGACGAGGCGCTTCCTGGCGATACGTACAATGTTCGTATGCACGCTTTCGCGCGCCTTGCGACGCCGTTGTTCCCGATTATGGACAACATGCGACTCGATTCGTTTTTCTTTGCTGTCCCGAACAGGCTTGTCTGGGACAATTGGCAGAAGTTCTGCGGCGAGCAGGAGGACCCGGGTGATTCGACGGACTTTTTGATTCCGCAAATGGTTGCGACGGCGAGCACCGGGTATGGCGAGCAGTCGCTTCATGACTATTTCGGCCTGCCGACGAAGGTTCCTGGTTTTACTCATTCGGCGCTTTGGCATCGCGCCTACGCTCTGATTTACAAGGAATGGTTCCGCGACCAGAACCTGCAGGATTCGCCGGTTATTCCGAAGGACGACGGTCCTGACCTTCCTAGCGAGTACACGCTCTTTCGGCGTGGCAAGCGCCATGATTATTTCACGTCTGCTCTGCCGTGGCCTCAGAAGGGTGACTCTGTGCAGTTGCCATTAGGCACTACGGCGCCGGTCGTTCCTAACGCGACGGGGTATGCGACGTTGGGTTATGGATCCGGTCTTGCGCAGGCGCCGCAGACTTTGCGAGTGGATAACGGTTCGACGACGGTTAGGACGCCGAATGCGAACTCGCAGGGTTCAACGCAAACGTTGTATTGGGAGGACCCTGGGCTCGACGCCGACCTCAGTGACGCGACCGCCGCCACCATCAATCAGCTGCGTCAGGCGTTTGCCATTCAGCGTCTCTTGGAGCGCGATGCGCGTGGCGGCACCCGCTATATCGAGAAGATTAAGGCCCATTTCGGCGTAACGTCGCCTGACGCTCGCTTACAGCGCCCCGAGTATTTGGGCGGTGGTTCTTCCGCCGTTAACGTGTCTCCCATCGCTCAGACGTCGAGCACGGACGCGACAAGCCCGTTGGGCACCCTGGGCGCTATGGGCACTGTAGCGGTCTCGGGACACGGTTTCTCGAAGTCTTTCACTGAGCATTGCCTGCTTCTCGGCATGGTGTGTGTGCGTGCGGATTTGACCTATCAGCAGGGACTGAACCGGATGTGGTCGCGGTCGACGATGCTGGAGTTCTACTGGCCGGCGTTGGCGAACATCGGTGAGCAGACGATCCTGAACAAGGAGATCTATTGTCAAGGGAGCGGCAACCCTACGGAGGACGCTGCTACGTTTGGTTACCAGGAGCGGTATGCAGAGTATCGTTACAAGCCGTCCCAGATCACTGGCCTGTTTCGTTCCAACTGCACCACGCCGTTGGATGCGTGGCATCTGTCGCAGGAGTTTTCTTCGCTTCCGGCGCTTAATTCGGACTTCATTGAGGAGAACCCGCCGGTTGACCGGATCATTGCGACGCCGGCTGAGCCGCATTTCATTTTTGACGCGTATTTCCAGATGCGCTGCGCAAGGCCGATGCCGATTTATGGCGTTCCGGGCCTGATAGATCATTTCTGATGGGGCTTTGGGACAGCCTTCTCGGCGGCGCTGTGGACGCCGTCACAGGTAATTGGGGTTCCCTGATTACAGGGGGTCTTGATTTGTTAGGCGGGGAACGTGCGAACTCCGCCAATCTTGCTAATTCTCGGGAGGTGATGGCGTTTAACCGCGAGGAAGCCGAACGTGACCGTATTTTCCAGGCTGAGCAAGCTGCCTTGGGCCGAGATTTTGGAGGTAATCAGGCGCGTATCCAGCGCAATTTTCAGAGTCGTCAAGCGACGGTCAACCGAGCGTGGGAGCAGCGAATGTCCAACTCCGCTTATCAGCGGCAGACGGCAGATCTGCGTCGTGCGGGTCTTAATCCGATACTCGCCCTTACGCGTGGTGGTGGTGCGTCGACGCCGTCGGGTGCAAGCCCGGCGGGTTCGATGCCCGGAACCCCAACTGCGTCCGGCTCCCGGGCTTCTGGTGTCAGAGCAGAGTTCGAAAACACCATCGGACGAGCTTTAGGCACTGGAATGCAGGCTTATCGTTTGTCGCCGGAGGTGCGCCAGGTGGAAGCCACGACGGATAACGTCAAGAAGCAGGGCAGCGTGATTGAGCAGGATGCGAAGCTTAAGGCCGCGCAGGTGGCCGAGACAGCTGCCCGGACTCAGGAGATCCAAGCCAATACGGCTCTTTCAGTCGTTCGTCAGGGGCTAGAGCAGGCCCAGACGGGTCGGGTGTTTGATGAGCAACAGCACATCAGATCCCAAATTCGTAATATCAACTCGGAGATCCGCAAACGCGGTGTAGCTACGGAGCATGAGCGTGAGCAACTCAAGCAGCTGAAGCTGGATTACAACCGGAAGGCGAAGCTCTCGTCTGCCTGGGGCAACCTTGGTGACATGGGTGCAGCCGCGGAGGTTCTTCGCCCGGTGTTTTCGTCCGCAAAGGACATTTCAGCATCTGTCGGTATCCTGGGCGTGTTGCCCAAGATTCTTAAGGGCTTCGGCCGCCGTGGCGGCTTCAAACCAGAGGACTTTATTCGATGAGTTTCAGACTTCCCTATGATCGTTCTACGCAGGAGCGTGTGCAGTTTTCATCTGCGTTGCCGTCGCGTACTAAGCAGTCGATGGCTGCTGAGACGGACATCAACTTCATTGTGAGCCGGTTTCAGAAAACCGGCGTTATTACTCACCAGGCCCGCTATGAGGGCCAGTATGGCGAGTTTGAGCCAATTGACTTCCACGATGCGATGAACATCGTGGCGGCTGCCACGGAGATGTTCGCATCGCTTCCTTCTAACGTTCGCGCTCAGTTCGCCAACGATCCTGGCGCGTTTCTTGATTTCGCTAATAATCCCGACAATTCGGCAGCGTTGCAGGCTATGGGTCTCGGGCGTGAGCCCGTTAAGCCGGCAGAGCCGGCGGTTGTGTCTGTACCGGAGGAGCCTGAAGGGTAGGCCGGAGCGTCATGGCCGTTTGGACGGGACGGTGACGTCCCGTTCTTTTTTCTGTTCCGTTCTTCTAATTCCCTCAACCTTTTTCGGTGTTTTTTCTTCTTCTTCTCTTCGTGCGTGCGGCTCTCGCGCGCGCGCGTCTTACTTACTCTCACTTTTCACGCTGTGGGCAACTTGGGGGCAGCCTGCGACCCTTGTGGTCGTAGGCAGGCTGTCCCCATGTTGTCCATCAGCTCTAGCCCTTCCAGGGCTCGATTCTTACTTCTCCACTGAACCCCAGGTTCAGTAAATAGCTCACTGCAAACTCTGCTTTCTTGAACAGCCGCGTAGCACCGCGGGCTGTCTTCAATACGCTGCCGTATCGGCTAAGTTCAAACTCTAGCCGTGACCCTTCGTGTGGGTATGCCCACACTTCCCATTGCAGCGGGTCTTGCTCCACTATTGCCACCGAGCGCACCTCGTGGCATTCAATTGCTGCTTGCAGGTGGTCCATATTCATGGTCTTGCTCCTACGTTGGAGCCTTAATGATAGTACAAGACTCGCGTCTTGTCAATACATTTCAGCGAAGTCGGTGACGATTGTCACCTTTTGACTATTGCGCTAGGTCTCGGGAACAGTTACCTTCTTGATGTAACTGTTCCCACTGACAGCCCACCCTCCGAAGGAGGTCCCATGCGCAGAATGAAGCTCTCCAAGGGCCGGTCGAAGCGGATGTTCCGCAAGTCCGGCTCCCGAACCCAGTCCCTCAACTTTGCCCACCCGATGCGAGGAGGCATCCGTTTGTGACATGTTTCTCACCGCTCAAGGGCTACCGCTCTCGGACGGTGAACCCGACCGGAAAGCGGTCAATTTCCTTTACCCACCGGGAGGCTTATACCGACCTCCCGGTGGACGTTCCCTGCGGTCAATGTATGGGCTGTCGGTTAGAGCGTAGTAGGCAATGGGCCATGAGGTGCATGCATGACGACTCGCTACATT